TTGAAGAAGAATTCTCTAGTAGTAATGCTTTTTATAATGATGCATATAAATGCGGCGGTCACGTTTCCATCTCTAGCAATGATTATGGGGACTCAAAACATTTTTTAAATGCAATGAGACCATATCTAGGTATCGTATATGCAATGAACAGAAAGAGATTAGCTAACAGATATTGTCTAGGAAATATAAATTGTCCAATTAACCCTACCGATGCTATCACTAGGAGAGATAACAAGTATAATGCAATTCAGTTGAAATCTCATGGAGTAGTAGAGTTTAGATTATGGAGCAGAGTAACTAGCGTAAATCAATTAAAAAACCGATACGCTTTAATGCACGAAATCGCGCAAGCTAGTAAAACGTTAATATCTAAAAATGCTTTTAATAGTCGTATACGACCAATTGTAATGCGAATGTATAACAATGATGCTGCAAAAGTAGATATGCTTTTTAAACTAGCTAAATCATTTGATAAGATGTTAACTAAAAATTTAATGGATGAGAATGTAATACCTTTCATATACTCTTATTATAATAACGAATCGAATGGTATAGCACAAAGACTATTCACTCAGAAAGCATACAGAATGTGGAAAAGAAGTGAAGTTAAATTCAGCGAAATGGTTGGTTGATTTATCAGCAAACTAATATTAAAAGGAGCGCTTATGCGCTCTTTTTTTTTGCCCTAAATTAAAGTTTTGTGCAGTTATGCTGCATAATCTTAGGTAGATTTAACAGCGACAGCAGACAGCCAGCAGACACCAGCAGACAGCCAGTCAGAAAAGTTGACTAGTCAGAAAAGTTGACTACCTGTAACAAAAATAACAGGTAAGCAGGAATGCCCATTTGGGGTAATCAATACCCAATGCGGGTAATTGTTTGATGTTGATGTTTGATGTTTGATGTTTTGAAAAATCAAGGTTGGGTACGATGTCGTATCTTTTTGGGTACGATAGTATATCTAAAATAATGTGTATATCATTTGGCTATGTCTAATTAATGTCTTATCTTTGTGTAATAATCAGAGGTCAGCGGATACAATATCTACTCCTCACAAACAAAAAAACTATGTGTATAATAATTGTAAAGTCGAAAGACAAGAAAGTATCGCAATCAGTTTTGCGAACATCATCCTTAATAAACCCTCACGGACTAGGTGTAATATGGCTAGATACTAACGAGGTTAACTATCATAAATCAAAAGAGTGGTCGGTACTAGATACAGACAGACCATACATCGCTCATTTCAGATATGCTACTAAAGGTAAGATTAACAGAGAGAACACCCATCCATTTGAATGCGGTAATAACTCTAATGAACTACTAATGCATAATGGAACTTTGCTAGGCTATGGCTCAAAAGATTTATGTGATAGTAAGCAGCTAGCTAATGAACTAGGACACAGACCACGACACCAATGAAGAGAAATTCTAGGTCAGCACGATTCTAGATTCGTATCTTATAACAAGCGCAATAGACAATATCAAATCTATAACAAAAATCTTTGGACACAAAAAGATGGTGTATGGTATTCAAAGACTAATGTGTTACAAGACAATATTGTAGCGGTGTATGGTACTCTTAAAAAAGGTTACTCTAACAATAGTATGTTAAGCGGCTCACGATACGTAGGTAAGGGAACTACTCTTGATAAATACCCTTTAGAGGTAAGCGGTCTTCCTTATCTACACGATGTAAAAGGTAGCGGCTACAATGTCGATGTACATATATATAAGGTAAGCGACAACGTACTTAAAAATCTTGATTCACTTGAAGGACACCCTTATCACTACAAACGTAAAGAGATAATGATTAAGCGCAAGAAAGGTCAGATTAAATGTTGGGTATACTTTATACAGACAAGACCATATTCAAACCATATGAACTGCATACAAAGTTACAAGCAAGAGAGACCAAGCACGAACTATAGAGGCTCCTCTTATCCTTATAATTTCTTTCGTAACGAATACTATAAACCAAGCTATACTAAACGTATAACTGATTTTTATTCTTCTGTAGAGGCAGACCAAGAAGAAAGATATTGCAGCACTTGTATGGTAGAGGTCAAAACAGATGTACACGAGATTAGTGATTCAAAATATTATTGTGAGATTTGTTGCAACCATTTCACAGAAAGCGAAGTAATGAAATAATTGACTAAACGTTACTTTGTGGGGAAGTTTATTGACATTTTCTTCCCCTTCTGTTCGGTAGTGTGTACTACCGCTGATGATTCGAAAACGATGAAACAGATACACAAACTTAAAAACAAATAATATGGATAACTTAACTCTAATGAAAATGTTTCTTGTTATGGGAGACACAACACAACAAACACTTAAAGAAAAAATTGCATATAAAGAACGTATTATATTTGCAACCCAAGGTATCATAAAGCCAAGTAATTGGGAAGAACTAAGTGATGAAGTAAAATTAAATAGATTAACTAAACTACAAAAAGTATAATTATGGAAATAGAAACAACAAACTATATGTCGACAAATGATTTTGTCCACGAAAACAAACTCCAAGAAAAAGCTGAAGAACTCTTCGGCAAAGATTGGGTAGCTGAAGACGATGTTGAACAAATCGAAAAACTCTTAGACAAAGTAGCGCCCAACAAGTATATGGTAACTTGCTATGGCGCAATGTTTAAAAGTGATTATGATATAGAAGTAAGAGAACTAGACTGCACTACTAATTATTCTACTAATGAACTTAAAAAAGAATTAAAGCGCAGAGGTTATGATTTAAAATTTTTAAGATATGACCTACGATAATTGGAAATTAGCAACACCAGAATCTGAATCTGGATACCTAGTAAGTAGCTGCTGCGGAGCAGAGTATGAAGAAGATGATGATGGAAATACTTGTCTTGATTGTGGAGATGAATGTGAGGAGATTGATGAGAGAGAATACAGACAAAGCAGGAAAGATGATTGGGATGAAATGCTAGCAGATGACAAGAGGTTAGAAAAATAGTCGTATACGACCAACTAATAAAAGGTACAATAATATTTGGAGATGTCTAAATAATGTTGTACCTTTGTCTATTATAAAACTTATAATTATGAACTTAAAAAACTTTATTAACGAAATCAAAAAAAATCCTACTGAATTCACCCTTGACATAATTGTTCTAATTACCTTAGGACTAGTGTTTTACGTGGCTATGTGGATATTTTATTAATCCTTAAATTAAATTATTATGCAATATATAAAAATTAACAAAGTAGAACTTGCAACCAAGTTAGCAAGAATGGAAACTGAGGCTATACTAGATGGTACTAACTTTATTGTAGATGTGGTAAACGATAAAGGTCAAGTGTATGAGACCAAGTATTCTGATGAAGGTCAAGCGGTCTTCAACCAAGCATACGATATGTATTCTGATATTATAGAATCAACTAAAGAGCAGCTAAAATCAATACCCTTCGGTTAGAATGCATCACGTAACACTAGAACTCCTGCACGAGAAATGTCTCAAGGAAGAGTATAAAAGAAATGTAATCGAATTTAATAACTACTTCAGATATAGCGGTAAAGAAGAAAAACTCAACCCTAAAATAGCTTACTTAATAGAAAAAGAAAAACGTTATAAAGAAAAAATGTATAGCTGGGAAAAAACCGATATGTCGGAATATAAACTAACTCAAAGATATGTACGCAAAACTAATCGCAGACAAACTAATATTGAAAAGAAGACTTAAAAAAATAGAGTCTGAATTAAAAAAAGAAAAATCAAAATCTGCCGTCAACTGGACTACTTGCAATAAAAAACTTATTGATGGACACTGGTACATTAAAGGCTCAGATATTTTGATGAGAGACTAAATTAAACTATATTTACACTAAAAATAAACTGATATGAAATTAATACTAGATGAAATTGTCTGGAGAAAATCTTTAAAAACTCCTAATAAAAAAAGAATACAAAAACTACAACAACTGGCTAACAGAAAAAAAATATCTTATACTGCTTTTAGAAAAACTGGAGAGGTAATGAAAATGCAACATTATATGGAGGAGTACAGACCATTTGATGCATCTAATATAGATATGGGATTAAGAGTTTTGCCTAATGCACATAGTGTTATAAGGTATGTAGGAGGTTATGTTTTATTTATACTGGAGGAGAAAAACTATGCATATTACTACGATAGAACTTTGGAGGTATCACTAGACTTGAAAGCACTTGAGAAAATGTTGTACAAGACAAAGGTAGAGGACTTTATTGTTAACTACAAAGACATAAAATAATGGGGGAAAAAAACAAATATTACTGGGACACTACAAGAAATAGGTCTACAACCCAAGAAACAGACAACAGAGTACCAACGTATTACATAGGCAGGACACCAAGAACTGGATACTATCAAGCACGTTATGTAGTAGAGGACTTTGATTGTTCGTACAACGTAGGTACCGCTGTTACCTACTGCTTACGTTCAAAATTCAAGCACAAAGATGGAGGATTAGAGTGTTTAACAAAGGCAAAAGCACACCTAGAATTTGAAATTGAACGTCTAAAAAATTTGCACAATAAATAAACATTATTTATATTTGTGTGTTGTTTTCAAAACGAATGTTCAGTCATATTCATTCGTAATAAAGGGGGAGCAAAACTGCGGTTAATAATAACCAATAACTTATAGGACTAAGAATCCTTAATTTTAAATGTTTTGTAGATTTGCTCCTCTTTTGTTTCTAAAAACTTAATAATAAAATAAAATAAAATGAAAAGAGAAGTATTCAATAAACTAGTAGAAAACATATGTAAAATATGTGAGATAACTAAAGAGCAATTGTTTTCTAAATCTAAAATAAGAAAGAGTGTAGATGCGAGGCACTTGTTATATCATACTTGTAAGCAGCGAAATATGAAACTGGTTACAATTCAAGGTTATATGAACGATAATGGTTACACCATAAATCATTCTTCTATTATTCACGGAATAAATGTTGTGGAAGAAAACATCAGCCACGACTCTGATTACATTACCATCACAAATCAGATTCAAGAATGCAGCGCACTTTAAAAAAAATTTTTGAAGAGGCTAAGCAGGACGAATTTTCTGCGGTTCTAGACGGAAAAAATTTTGAGGCTAGATTACTTTACGGCATTCGAATTGAAAAAGATTCAGAAACTCAGAGCATTATTATACACAACACAACACTAGGAGGAGATTTCTACAAGGAAATAACCCCAGAAGAATACGAAACTTTTTATAAAAAAGGTTGGAGATTAGGAGTATTTGTCTTATGTTTGTCTAACTATCGTAGAAAATTAAGTATGGTAGAGACAAGCATAAAGAAAGAGGTAAACTCCAGAAAGAATGCTAAGCACATACAAACATTAAAAAAATCAAGGGAGAGATTAATGAAGTCTTTCACTAAGATAACAAAGAAAATAAATTTAATAATCAAACAAACAAACCAATGACTAAATTAAAAACAATTAATATTAAGGGAAAGGCTTACGTTGAAGTTAAAGAAAGACTTAAGCACTTTAGAAAAACCTATCAACACGAATACGGATTAATAACAAACGTATTGAATCACAATGCAGACAGTATACTAATAAAGGCAGAAATTATAGACAAAAGCAATGGCTTTATTGTAGCTGATGGAATAGCTTTTGAAGAGGCGGCATCATCTTTTATAAATAAAGGTAATTATGTAGAAAACTGTCAGACATCTGCTTGGGGTAGAGCATTAGGAAACTTTGGGATTGGATTAGATTCTTCGGTATCCTCTTATGAAGAGAGCGCTAACTGGAAACTAAACGATGTACCAGTACAACCAGTACAACAATATGAAAAGGATGGTATAACAATGAAACCATATACTAAACTTAAAGTAGACTTAGACCAAAAGGGTACTAAAGAAGTTGTAGATATAGAAAAAATGCTAAATTATATTGCTGCACAAAAAATCAAAAGTTTAAAAGGTGCTTTAAAAATGCTAGCCGATAATGATTACATCATTACTAATGAAGTAGAGAAAAATGTTTCTAACCTTTTTAAAACTAAGAAGTAATGAATGAATTTGAAAAGGCAATTGTAAGCAAACTTAAAGATGATAAGGAATATTATAATGGGATAGGTAAAAATTATTTATCTAACTCCGACATAAGTACTCTGTTGAATAATCCTAAACAATTTAGAACTCCTCGTCCAGACAACAAGAACTTTGTCTATGGTAGATACTTTCATCAACTTGTATTGGAGCCAGAAAAATCTGATAGCTTTCCTATTTGTGATGCTGCATCTAGAAGTACGAAAATTTATAAAGAATTTATAACAGAACACAACTTAGAAGTAGCGCTATTAAAAAAAGAGGCAGAAGAAGTAGTAGGACTAAAAAATGTTTTGGTTAATAATATGGATTTCTGTATGGAGATATTACAGAGAGGTAATACCTACGAAACACCAATGATAAAGGAAATAGGAGGTGTGTTATGGAAAGGGAAAGCCGATGTTGTAACACCAACTAATGTTATAGACATTAAAACTACAAGTAACTTAGATGCATTTGGATATAATGCTAAATGGAAATATTACTATTGCTCACAAGCATATATATATCAGCAACTATTTGGTAAACCTCTTATATTTTTAGTTATAGAAAAAACAACTGGTCAGCTAGGATGGTTTGATTGCGGTCAAGAATTTTTAGAACTTGGTAAGAATTTTGTGGAAGAGGCTATTGATGTATACAATACATATTTTGGAGATAATCCTACTAATAACATAGATACTTATTATATTAAAAAAACTTTATAAATGAAAAAAAATAAATTAAACAGCAAGAATCCAAAATATAAATCTGGAAGAGGTTACAGTGATAAAGAAGATGAAAGTGAAAAACAAAAACAAACAAAAATACTAATCAATGAAACAAAAGGTGCTAAAATTTATGCAGTCTATAAGGAATAAATTTCCTAGTAGGACTCCAAAAGGTACTATTATGTGGGTACGTGTTCCAATGACCTGCATAAATAGGCAAGATAAGGATGATATCATTATCTCAACAATTAATCATTTGGAACAAACAATTAAAATTAAATAATATGTCAGATTACGAACACAAAGCAGGTAACGGAAGTTTATTTAGAAATTCTAATAAAACTCCAGAAAACAATCAGCCAGATTATTCTGGACAAATTATGTTGCAAGACGGAAAAATGCAACAGATTGCTGGTTGGGTAAAAGAAGGTCAGAAAGGTAAATTCTTTTCTCTTAAGTTAAGCGACCCTTATGTTAAAGAGGAGGCAAAGCAAGAAGTTAAAGTAGATGAAGATTTACCTTTTTAATCTAGAGAATGACTATAAAGAGAGAGTCTAATAGGCTCTTTTTTTATGGTTTTTTTTATGTCGTTATGACAAAAAAACTATTTTTATACTTTATATAGAAAATAATAATTATATTTATGAACTTATTTTATACTAAAAAGAGTAATTATATGACATAATCGACATAACAACTGATAATCAAATACTTACAAAAATTAAATCGACACAAAAACGACATACAAACGACATAATATGACATACCCAATAACCATCTTCCAGAACATAAAAGAAACCACAACTCCTTACCACGTAGATGTATCAGTTAGTTTGGACAGGATTAAAACCACAGGAGCATCTAAAGAACTTGTAAAAAGAATAAGAAAAGAAAAAGATAAAAGTAAACGTAATGAATTAAAAAAAATGTTACCAGCTATTTGTTTTTCTGGAACATTTAATAAAAGAGTAGATACAAGTTTAACTGAACATTCTGGACTTATATGTTTAGACTTTGATGGCTATCCTAAAGTAAAAACAATGCTTGATGATAAAGCAGCTATCAGTAAAAACCCCTACGTATTTGCAGTATTTATTTCTCCTTCTGGAAATGGACTAAAGGTTTTAGTTAAGATACCTAAAGACAAAGACAATCACGTTAATTATTTTCAATCATTACAAAAACATTTTAATTCTGAGTATTTTGATACTACGTCAAAAAATTTATCAAGAGTATGTTATGAAAGCTATGACCCTTTACTATATAGTAATCCAGATAGTAAAGTGTGGGATGAAATATTAGAGATAGAGTATAAAGAAGTTAAAAGACACGTAGACCCTTTAACAATACCTATTACTGATGAAAATAAAATAGTAGAAATATTAGTAAGGTGGTGGGAAAAGAAATTTCCAATGAGTGAAGGTCAAAGAAATCAAAACACTTATGTATTAGCAGCAGCTTTTAATGATTATGGTGTACACGAAAGTTTAGCATCACATATACTATCACAATATGCTACCAGAGATTTTAATAATGCAGAAATCCAAAGAACAATCAAATCAGCTTATGCAAACACAACAAACTTTGGAACTAAGTATTATGAAGACAATGAAAAAATTACTGAGGTCAAAAACAAACTAAGGCAAGGAGTCCCAAAAAATGAGATTCGGTGTCAATTAGAAAATGCTGATATTGATACCGAGATAATAAATTCAGTACTTGAAAGAGCAGATGAGGATAATAAGAATCAAGTGTTTTGGGTAAAGTCTAATAAAGGTGTTATCAAAATTGTACACATATTATTTAAGCAGTACTTAGAGGATAATGGTTTCTACAAGTATTGTCCAGAAGGTGGTAAAAATTATGTTTTCGTTAAGGTTAGTAATAACTTAATTGACCACACATCAGAAAAAGAAATTAAAGATTTTATTTTAAACTCTCTTCTTAAATTAGAAGATTTAACTATCTATAATTATTTTGCTGACCATACAAGATTTTTTAAAGAAGAATTTTTATCTCTTCTCTCAACCATAGACATATACTTTATTGAAGATACAAAGCACGAGGCATATTTGTATTATAGAAATTGTGCAGTAAAGGTTACTCGCAATGAAATTATTCCTATTGACTATATTGATTTAGGAGGTTACGTTTGGAAAGAGCAGGTAATAGATAGAATATTTACAATATGTAAGGTGTTAGATTGTGACTACAAACAATTTGTTTCAAACATTTGTGCAAACGATATGGGTAGAGTAGCCACGATGGAAAGCACTATAGGGTATTTAATGCACGGATATAAAAATTTATCTAATTCACCAGCAGTAATTCTTAATGATGAAATAATATCAGACAACCCAGAAGGTGGAACTGGGAAGGGATTGTTTATGAATGCATTACAACAAATGAAAAAGCTAGTATTTATAGATGGTAAATCATTTAACTTTGAAAGGTCGTTCGCATATCAAACTGTTTCTGCTGACACACAAATACTTTGTTTTGATGATGTGAAAAAACATTTTGAGTTTGAAAGATTGTTTTCTGTAATTACGGAAGGATTAACCCTCGAAAAGAAAAATCGTGATGCTATCTCTATACCATTTAAGAAATCTCCAAAAATAGCTATTACAACTAATTATGCATTAAAAGGTAGTGGTAATTCGCATTCAAGAAGAAAGTGGGAAATAGAACTAAACCAGCACTACAATAAGAACTTCTCTCCATTAGATGAGTTTAATAAATTAATGTTTGGAGATTGGGATGATGCTGAGTGGTGTGTGTTTGATAACTATATGGTGTATTGCTTACAACTACATTTAAACGAAGGATTAATAAAATCAAATTTTGTAAATCTAGCCGTCAGACATTTATCTGCTGAAACAAGTCACGAATTTATAGAGTGGTGTGGATTGTTAAAAGGACAGACCATTAACTCTAAGCTGATGACAGAAAAAAGAATTTACAAAAATTATTTGTATCAAGAGTTTATAGAGGAGAATCCAGATTATGCACCTAAATCTAAGATGACTATTTCAAGAACAAGGTTTAATAAATGGTTATCTGCATTTGCTCTTTTCTATAGTGGACAAACTCCAGTAGAAGGAAGAGATATGAACGGAAGATGGATTATAATAAAAAATAAACTAGACCCTCAAGAGGAAATGGACTTTTAATATGAAGAGAACTCCAGAAGAAATCTTTGACATAGCCATAAAAAATTCTTATATGGTTTTGTTTGAAGAGGCTGATGAAGAAAAAATAATAAACTCTAAAGAATATTATTTTGCTCACAACCCTTTTTCTCCTTACTCAAAAAAATTAATTCAAACAATGCTGGAACACTTTATTGCTTTAGAAGATTATGAAAAGTGTGCAATATTAAAACAAGAACTATCAGAATGGAATATAGACAATATCAGAAGGAGATTATAGAAAAAGGATTAGGTATTTTAAAAACACATAGGTTTTTGTATTTAGCTATGGAGGTACGAACAGGTAAAACTTTAACAAGTTTAGGATTAGCAGAACGTTTAAATTGTAAAAATGTTTTATTTATTACTAAAAAAAAAGCAATATCTTCTATTGAAAACGACTATAAGTTACTTCATCCAGGTTATGTTCTCCAGGCAATAAACTATGAGAGTTTACATAAAATTGATTCACCTGGCTGGGATATGATTATTTGTGATGAGGCACATTCTATGGGAGCTTTTCCTAAACCAAGTAAAAGAGCTAAGCAGGTAAAGATGCTAATCAAAAAAGAAAATCCTTATGTAATATTATTATCTGGCACACCTACACCAGAATCTTATAGTCAAATGTATCATCAAGTTTATAGTATACCAAGTAATCCGTTTGCTAAGTATAAAAATTTTTATCGTTTCAGTGATGATTATGTTAATGTTACTCTTAGACCGATAGGAGGTATGTCGATAAGACAATACAAAGACGGTTCGCAGAAAATTTTAGAAAAAATGAAACCTTTTACTATTTCATATACGCAAGCTGAAGCAGGGTTCAAGGTAGAAACAAAAGAAAAAATACTCACGGTTCGTATGTCTGAAAAAACATATCACCTTATAAAACAATTAAAGAAAAATTTAGTAATCGAAGGAAGAGAAGAAACAATATTAGCAGACACATCGGTAAAACTAATGATGAAAATTCACCAGCTAAGTTCTGGAACAATAAAATTTGAAAGCGGCAATGGTATGGTGCTTGACCATACAAAAGCCAAATTTATTTATAATCAGTTTGCAAAAAAAAAGGTAGGTATATTTTATAAGTTTGTAAACGAACTTAAGGCTCTTAAGGATATTTATAAAGATGAGCTGACAACAGAGTTAGATGAATTCAATACCACAGACAAATCAATTGCTCTGCAAATCGTTAGTGGTAGAGAAGGAATATCTTTAAGAAAAGCAGAATCATTAATATATTATAATATAGACTTTAGCGCTACATCTTACTGGCAATCAAGAGATAGAATGACGACCAAAGAAAGATTAAAGAATAATATATACTGGGTATTTGCAGAAAAAGGTATAGAAAAAAAAATATACAAAGCTGTGTCTAATAAAAAAGATTACACTCTAAATCATTTTAAAAGAGATTTGTTAGATTTGTAGAATGAAGTTCATTAGGTTTTTAGTAATTTGGATAAGCCAAAACCTAGCTATTCCTTTTTGGATTGTTGGACACATACACTTGTCAATTCATAGCTATCACGATTTAGTAGAGCTGGTGTGTTCCTTAAGTATGAATATAATTGTCTTTATAGGATTTCTAGAAGACTACAGAAAGAACGGATGACAGAGCAACAGATACAAAATAAAAGAATTAAAGAACTTGAAGCTGAAGGTTATTATGTTATTAAGTTAATTAAAACAAATAAAAATGGTATACCAGATATTATAGCAATACCAGAAGGAAGTGAAGTTTTATTTAGTGAAGTAAAAAAACCAAATGGTAGATTAAGTATATTGCAAGAGTATAGACTAAAAGAATTAAACAAGTATGGATTTAAAACAGAAGTATATAGAGGAGACTAAACCCTACGAGTTAGACGAAGAGTTTTTAGACCAGCTTAGAGAAATACCAATTACTCATAGTGTTCCAATTGCAGTATTAATAGATGTAAACGCAGAAAGATTACCAGAATTAGATGGATGGACACAAGCAGCAGGAGCTGTAATAAGAGGAAACCCATCAACTTTTTATGAAGTAGAATATTTAAAAGAAATAAACGAAAAACCTTTTTACATTGCTATTACAGAAACAGATGCTGATACATATTTAGACCACATACTTACAAACACAATATTTAAAGAAGATGACATTTATAACCGAATCAAATACTCTTAAGTTTAAAAAATTAAGAACAGCCGTTAACACAGTTTTTGGAGTAAACATTTTAAACAAATGCAGGAAAAGAAATTACGTAGATGCACGTATGGTCTATGCTAAAATCCTGAGAGATGAAAAAGTTTCTTACCAAGTCATAGGGAAATCGCTTTTAAAAAATCACGCATCTATTGTTTACTATGTCAGATGTATAGATTGGTTGTTAGAACACGACAAGCTCTTAAGAAGAAAATACAGGCATTGTATGAGTATAATTAATGATGATGGAGACACTGCTTTAACTATGGAGCTTAGTAGGTATTCAAAGCACGAATTAATTTTGTGGGTGAAAAAACTCAAAAAACAAAATAATTTATTATCTTTGGAATTAGAGCGTCTAACAATAGACTAAACAACGACAATATGATAATATAAATGGGAAGTAACGGAGTCGAGAAGGATAAAGTTAAATTCATCAATTACACGATGGACGAAATCCACGACTCTCTCTCCATCATATATGAAAGCTTTATCGATAATGAATATCCTAAAGTTACTACAGAGATAAAAAAAACCATATCTATCCTCAACGCTCTCAAAGAATCTACGGAAGACGAAATTTAAATGAGCGACTCTACAAAATATGGTGGAAAAAGAATGAGGCTTTCAGCTGAAGAAGCTGAAATGATAAATGAACATAGAGGAGATAATTTAGATAACATAAACGGAAACACCGCCTTAGATATACATCTTAAAGACAGAGGTATAAACAAGAAAGATGTAGTCAGTGTTAAGCACTGGCAAAGTATGAGTGGTGAATTAAGGTTTTCTATTGTAACAAAAGAAAACATAGGTCTGGATGAAGACCAAATATTTAAAAAAGTCAATGACTTTATAGCAGAGCATTCCCCAGCATATGAAATAAAACCTGCACCAGCAGGAGAACACTTATTAGTAATAAACCCTGCCGATATTCATATAGGCAAATATGCTAATGCATTAGAAACTGGAGAGGAATATGACTGCGCTATAGCTGTCGAAAGAG